AATTTGATGGTGAATTACTAGTAGTAGATTTTGCAGGCAAACCTCTTGATCGCAAAACAGGCAATGGCATTTTGAGCAAGGCAGTTAAGGGTACAATGTCAGAAAAAGAGGCAGAGTCTGTACGTGTAACACTATGGGATGCTATTCCATATATTGACTTTAAAGCTGGCGAGTATGCTGTGCCCTACAATGATAGATTTCAATCATTGGTTAAGCGCACTACACATCTAAAAACAGTTAATCGTGCATTAGGCACATTGATTGATTGCGTGTGGACTAAAGAAGTAAATACTCAACTTGAAGCACAAACGATTTTTGAAAAATTCTTAGCTGAAGGTCAAGAAGGTACTATTCTAAAATCTAAGACCAACTTCTGGGAAGGCAAACGATCCAAAGAACAGATTAAATTCAAAGGTGAATTGGAGTGTGATCTTGTAGTCGTTGGATGGGAAGAAGGCACCGGTAAGAACAAAGGTCGTCTCGGCGCATTAGTTTGCGAATCATCCGATGGTCTTATTCAAGTTAATGTTGGATCTGGTTATTCTGACGAACAACGTGAAGAATATACTAAAGCTGTTATTGGCAAAATTATAACGGTTAAATACAACGCAAGAATTAAAGATCGCGGAGAAAATGTTGAACGATTATTCTTGCCAATCTTTATTGAAATGCGCGAGGACAAAAATGAAGCAGACCCAATCGGAAAAATCAAATAAAAGTTATACCATCGAATTAATTGAAGATGGTGATGATTTAATATTGCCATTGCCAGAAAGATTGCTTGAAGAAGCAGGTTGGAAAGATGGGGATCTTTTAGATTGGTCTGATAATGGTAATGGTTCGTGGACTTTAAAAAAAATACCGGAAGTAACACCTGAAGAAGAAGAAGCGTGGAAAGAAATAGAACGCAAAAATAATATATAAAGAGAAGGAACCTCTTTATGAACGCTAAAGTTTTTAGATTCCCAGACACAAAAAAGATAATTGTTTATAAAATTCCGTTATATACGGATGAGGATATATTTCTTACTGTTTTAGCGGTTAACATCTTTAGTTCATTTCCTCATAAAATAACCGCAGCTAATTTAGAAGAATGCGATCCTGTTATTGTTATAGCTGCAATATCTCAAGCATGTACCTTAGATATATTTTCAGATTCCGCAAAACAAACTTATCTTAATATTATTGAATCCGTTGAACGACTTGAAAAATGAATATCTTTTATCTACATAATGACCCTAAAACGTGCGCTGAACTACACAACGATAAACACGTTGTAAAAATGATTCTCGAATATGCTCAATTACTTTCTACTGCTCACAGGTTTATTGACGGTGTCCCTAGTGTTGATAGGGGAACTAGGACTGGCAGACAACGAACCTCGTATATACTCTCTGATAGCCGCGATGTTGTGCTTTATCGGGCTACTCATATCAACCATCCTTCAGCAATTTGGGTAAGACATTCTTATGAAAATTATGAATGGTTGTATAAGTTATTCATTGCAGTATTAAACGAATATACCCATAGGTATGGTAGAATACATGCTACTGCTCGACTGATAGATGTATTATACACACCCCCAACACATATTCCTAAAGGAGTGGGGTTTACAGAACCTACTCCTGCAATGCCCGACGAATATAAGATAACCGGGAATTCCGTCAGATCATATATAAATTATTATGTTGGTGCAAAAAAGCATCTAGCATCCTGGAAAAAAAGACAAACACCTGAATGGTTTACATATGCCTAGTTATACATTAAAATGCAACGAATGTGATACAATGTTCAACGTACTCTGCCGATATGATGTACGAGCCGAACAACAATGCCCATCCTGTCAATCAACAAATCACGAGAACCACATCACCAGTGCACCTGTACTAGGTGACTCCGTGCGTCTAGGAGTCACCAAACCCGATGGTGGTTTTAACGAAGTCTTGTCTAAGATACACTCTAATAATTACAAGAGTAACTTGGCAGACAAACTAAGTAGACGATAAAATGATTTCTTTAACTTCAACTTCTAGGGGGATTCAATAGTCGAAAGTCTATTTGGCCTCCTTTTTCCTTAAGAGGGCATCCATGGCAAAGTCTAAAAATAATACTCAATTGCAGCCGGAACAACCACAGTTAACTATAGCAAATAATCGCTTGAAGTTACGCTTGGATGATATGAAAGTAATTGAGCCATTGACGGACAACCAGAAATTATTTTTTGATGCATATGAAGATTCAAATATTATGCTACTTCACGGAGTAGCTGGTACGGGAAAAACATTCATTGCTCTATATCATGCGTTAGAAGAAGTGCTTGATAAGACTAATCCTTACAAGCGGGTAATAGTAGTTAGATCAGCAGTACCGAGTAGGGAAATTGGTCATTTACCGGGAGACGAAAAAGAGAAAACAGAGGTATATACTGAACCATATGTCGAAGTTTGTCAAGATCTTTTTGGAAGACATGACTCGTATCAACGATTAGAAGAACAAGGAGCAATTAAGTTTTTAATAACGTCATTTGTCAGAGGCATTACTTTAGAAGACTCTATTGTTATAGTAGACGAATGCCAAAATATGACGGATATGGAATTAAACTCAGTTATTACTAGAGTAGGAAATCGTTCTAAAATTATATTTTGCGGAGACTTTAGGCAAACAGATTTATACAGAAAAACAGATATGTCTGGACTCAAAAAGTTCATGGCAATCGCCGACATGATGCCCTCATTCAAAACATTCGAGTTCGGCGTAGATGATATTGTTAGATCTGCAATAGTTAAAGAATATATCTTAGCAAGATTAGAGTACGAAACACGTTATAACACTTAATAAATATAAGAGCCGGGCTAATAATTCGGCTCTTTTTTATCGGAGGAAAGATGAAAAAATTTTTAGTTTTAATTGGATTAGCATTAATCTCAATTACAGCATCTGCTCAATATATGCATTGGCATTCAAGGCACGGACCTTATTATAGTCAAAACAATTGGATTGCACCTGCTATTATTGGCGGGGTAATAGGTTACGAGTTACATAGATCTCGTACAAATACTGTAATTGTGCAACAACCGAATATTATTATTGAGCAAACTATGGAATGTGGTCCGTGGAAAGAAATTCAGACTTCCGAGGGTAAAATTTATAAAGAAAGAACTTGTTATCAAAAGTAAAGGATAAAAAATGGCTGACGGATTTGATTTTAATTTCACAGAAGAGCAGGTACATCATTTATTACCAAGAGTAAAAAATGTTAGTGAATGGTATGAGGCAATGGTTGAGACTTTACCGCAATATGGTATCAATGATATTGCTCGAGTATCGGCATTTATTGCACAATGCGCACACGAATCAGGTGGGTTTGCAGTTATGCAGGAAAATCTGAACTATAGTGCAGACGGCTTGCAAAAGATCTTCGGTAAGTATTTCCCTAACCCGCAGATTGCCGCGCAGTATGCAAGACAACCTGAAAAAATTGCGAATAGAGTCTACGCAAATAGAATGGGTAACGGAGATGAAGCTAGCGGTGAAGGCTGGAAGTTTAGAGGTCGTGGATTGATTCAATTGACCGGCAAACACAATTACACAAAATGCTCCGAGGCATTTTTTGATGACCATACCTTGTTAGAACAACCCGATATTCTAGTACAACCATATTATGCATTAAATTCTGCGTGCTGGTTCTGGAATGCAAATAAATTAAATGAACTTGCAGATGCGCAAGATATTAAGATGATGACAAAGAAGATTAATGGTGGATTTATTGGATTAGAAGATAGACTTAAACATTATAATCACGCAGTTGATATTTTACAGGGATAATTAATGATATTTAATCATGTTAATGTGAACAAATTTGATACGTTAGAACAAATTACACGAGAAGATGGTGTACGATTTTATAAAACTCCTAACGGCAAACAATATCCTTCAATTACAACCATTCTCGGTGCCCAAAGCAAACAGGGCATCATGGAATGGCGTAAAAGAGTCGGTGAGGATGCAGCTAATAAAATTTCTAAAGCTGCTACGACACGAGGAACTAAGTTACACGCGTATATTGAGAATTATTTAAACAATACTAACGCCATAGAGGAAATGTCCTTCTTCCAAAAGGAACTTTTCACAAGTATTTTGCCAGAATTGCACAAAATTAACAACATTCATGTGCAAGAACAAAAATTATACTCGGATCATCTAAGATTAGCAGGCACAGTTGACTGCATCGGTGAATACGAAGGCAAACTTGCAGTCATCGACTTTAAAACTTCGGGCAAATTGAAGAAAAAAGAATGGATTCATAGCTACTTCATGCAATGTGCGGCATATGCTATCATGTATGAAGAAAGAACGGGTATCCCAATCAGTAAATTGGTCATTCTTATCGCCGTAGAAGACGAAAATCCACAAGTTTTCGTCGAAAAACGTGATAATTGGGTCAAAGAACTGCTAAAATGCCGAGATTCTTACGAAATGGACAACAATTTATTGACTTTTTCGTAAAATCTGTTATAATATATAAAATATTGCTGTATGAAGCAAAGAGAAACAGGTTCTGGACGGGGGTGCGAATCCCCCCACCTCCACCAAAAGCATACTGTGAGTCGGCTTGCTGATAAACTTTAAGTAGAGATGGTGTGCTTTTGATGGGGGTGCATAGTTTCGACAGGGCAAAGAGTAACAGAGTGGACAGCACGGGAATGTGAAACCCGTAGGATTGGGGTAACCCGGTCGTAGAAGCAAAAAAAGTAAACGCAAACGACTCACGTTTCGCATTGGCAGCCTAAACGCTGACTAGGGTTTCGGTTAGTTTCCTCGTAACAGAATAACTAACCATTTTATTAACTAATCTACAAACAGATGAAAACATATACACAATCATTTTTAGTAGCAGTATCCGCAATATTTTTAATTTCAATTTTTACACAAGTAACGACATTAAAACTTCAAAACTTAAGACAAACTAATTTTGACGACACTACTGCAACAGTTGCTGTTAGGGAACAACAATTAGACTGTTTAGCAAAAAATATTTACCACGAAGCAAGAAGTGAACCATTTGAGGGCAAGGTTGCTGTAGCACAAGTCACTCTTAATAGAGCAGCAAATGCCGGGTTCCCCAATGATATTTGCAAAGTAGTATATCAAAAGAACATAGTATATGAAAAGGTGATCTGCCAATTCAGTTGGTATTGCGAAACTTCTACAAAGACAAAACCAATTCATCAATCTGCTTATAAAGAATCGTATGAAGTAGCTAAGAAAGTTTTACTTGAAGGATTCCGGTTAGCAGGATTGACCGATGCACTTTATTATCATGCAACATACGTTTCCCCTGGATGGAAACGTCAACAAATCGCAAAAATTGGCAACCACATTTTCTACAGATAAATTATGAAATATCCCACATTACAAGACGTTATTAATTACTGCAAAACAACATTAACTGTTGCAACCGCAGAAACAATTTCATGGGTAGGAATTGTCCTTATTCATGCCGCAACTATACCAACAATGATTTCAATCATGTCTGGATTATCAGATAAAATGCCTCCCGTAGATCTTATTATGTTTATCTGGGCAGGCCTTTCATTACTATTTGTGAGAGCAGTTATTCTTAAAGATATGCTTCACATTGTAACAATCGGTGCAGGATTTATTATCCATGCTTCTCTATTAGCTTTAATTTTATTTAAATAATTATGCCAACCTTAAAAGAACAAACACAAGAAAAACATAATGAAGCAGAAAATTTGCCATTCATTAAATCTATTTTTGAAAACAATGTAGATACAGAAAAATATACAGACTATTTGTTTCAACTAGCAGCAGTCTATCATGTTATAGAAGAAGGTCTAGGAATAACGTTCAATCTTTTTACTACAATGCCGGGATTAAAAAGAACAACGGCAATAATACAAGATTTTAACGAATTATCAACAGACCTACCAACTGCATATACTATTAAAGAATCTACGATGAATTATATAAATTATTTGTCGAGTATTGACAATGCAGAATCTGCAATGGCGCACGTTTATGTTAGACATATGGGCGATCTATTTGGCGGCCAGCAATTAGCAACATTAGTACCAGGATCGGGTGCAATGTATAAATTTGAAAATATGCCAGAATTGATTCGAGAATTACGTTCTAAAATCAATGATGCCATGGGGCCCGAAGCAATTGTTGCATTTGATCATAATATTAATATCATTAAGGAATATAGTTAATAATGTCTTTAGTATGGGATAAAATGATTCCTCTGTCTCAAAATATTCTTGAGACATTGGAACAACACACAGATGACGAATTAAAATATACTGCAGAACAAGGCAACGGATACCTTTGGGAAAATTATATTTTTACTTCTCGTAATTATCGTAGAGCGCACATTGAAATTGTAGATGCACGTGAAGCAAAAAAGATCTGGGTTATGCACATGACAATTTTTCCAGAGTTTGATGATCCAACTCCAATCTTTGGATTTGACGTGGTGTGCGGAGCTAACAAAATTACAGGTGCGTTCCATGATTTTTCCAGAACAGGAAACTCCGATGTATACAATTGGTTTGTTGATCGTTCATCTAAGTTAGAATGGAACAAGCCAAGGGTGTTGCCTGACTGGGCTGTTCAAATTTTTAGTCCCGGTATGATTGCGGCAGGTAATATATCTGAAGAAGAAGAATTGGACAAATTAGCCGATCTAGCTATTGAAAGTTTACACGTTTACCTATATAATGTAGGACAAGTGGAGAAAATCGGCGAATCATACAAAGAGAGATATAATCACTATTGTAAGTTTCAAAAGATGAACCCACATACCCCAGCAATGATGATTAACCTAGGCATCGACGAAAAGGTGTTTAGAAACTTTATGGATGAAATCTTATTTCCAGAAATCGAATGATAGAAATGTTAGACCCAAACACAGAAGAGACATTAACCGATGCTCTAATTATTACTAAGAGATTTAGATCGCCAAATGAATTTTCGCTCTACATTGAAGAAAAAGTATTACAAGAATCAATTAGCTATATGGATGCAGTAATTGGATACTGCAATGATATAGATATTGATGTAGAATCAGTGACTAAACTAATTAATCAATCTCTTAAAGATAAAATTCAAAACGAAGCAGAAGATCAAAATTATATGAGACCAAGGGGCAAATTGCCACTATGATAATGGATGAATTTTCAGTTTATAAAATGTACCTTGCACTAAAGTTGCATTTTACAACAGATGCTTATGATGTAATTAAACAACGAGGAAAAGTTCGTGCAAGTAGACAAGCATTTGCTAAACGTACAGACTTATTTTCAATTAAAAAGATATCGAAGAACTATACCGATGAAGAAGTTGCTAATTTCCTAGTTGCTAATTTTGTGTCAGGTGATCGTTGGGGAGGAATGTTCGATATTGAAGCGGGACAACGATATACACTATGGAAAAAGAAAATTGAGAGTTTATCGTATGCTTTCTCACAAGATTTGGACAATTTAATTCAAGAATGTGAAGATTCTGGTATAGATACTAAGTCTATTTTCGTAGTATCTAAAGGTCAGCATCCATATATAATAAAGGCATATTTAAGAAAAACAATTGGTATTGAGACCCTTGTTATCTTGGAAAAGCTTACAGGGTTTATTAATAAATTTGATTCTGAAATTAATGACACAATAGTGTGGCCTGATATTTCCAGACTCATTAAAAAATATAAACCATTTCTAGTTATAGATGTGGAAAAATACGATGCAATCTTTAGACGAAGAATTAGTTGACTCTAATAAGAAAATTAAAAAATTAGAAGAAAATGTGGCTATACTGCAAGAAATATTAATGCAACAACAAAATGCAATTACCGAAACTCAAAGGTATTTAATTAAAGTTGCGCATAGTCAAAAAGAAATTAGTAAGAGGATGTTGTCTTGGCCTTATATGAAAGTCCAGGCAAGAAAAACAAAAGATGTTTAATATTTTATTTTAAAATGAATAAGTTAAAGAAGAATGAAGGTTACTACGAGCGCGAGAAAAAAATGCGCCGTGTTGAAAAGGGCACCTCAAAGATTGACAAGCATCGAAAGATTATATATAATGTAGCATCATTGCAAAAAGACGATGATGTATTTGATGAACTACTAGATTATGCATACGCTAATCAAAAAAATAAACGACGTTAATACTACGCAAATACTACGCCAATACGAAAGGAAATATCATGGCTTACACTTCACTAGCAGATCTACGCAAATCTCGCGGCGGCTTCGATTCATTAATGAAAGAAGTTGAAAAGATCGCAAATCCCCAATCCGACTCTAAAAAATCAGACGATCGCTTCTGGCAACCAGAAGTAGATAAAGCAGGTAATGGTTATGCTGTTATTCGCTTCTTGGCTCCACCTCAAGGTGAAGACTTGCCGTTTGTTCGTGTTTGGAATCATGGATTTCAGGGACCTACAGGTAAATGGTACATTGAGAACTCTTTGACCACTATCGGTAAACAAGACCCAGTTTCAGAACTCAATACTGAATTGTGGAACTCAGGTTCAGAAGCAAATAAAGAAGTTGCTCGCAAACAAAAGCGTAAATTAACATATTACGCTAACATTCTTGTTGTTAAAGACCCATCTCGCCCAGATAATGAAGGCAAGGTTTTCTTGTTTAAATTCGGCAAGAAAATTTGGGATAAGATTAAAGACATGGCTGATCCTCAGTTTGAAGATGAGAAACCAGTTAATGTTTTTGACTTTGACACAGGTGCAAACTTCAAATTAAAGATTCGTAATGTTGAAGGCTATCGTAATTATGATAAGTCTGAATTTGAATCACCAAGTCCTATTTCTAATGACGATTCAATCATTGAGAAGATTTGGAGTCAACAACATTCATTGACAGCATTCTTGGATGCTAAGAACTTTAAGTCATATGATGATTTGAAGAAGAAACTTACTATGGTTCTTTCAGCAGGTGTAGCACCAGTTAAGCCTGCAGAAAATGTTGATCTAGATGAAGATATTGGTTCATCACCAGTACAAGCATCAGCGCCTCGCGCATCAGTTCCAACACCTAAACAAGATGTAAACTTCGATGACGATGAGGAATCCCTGTCATACTTCGCTAAACTAGCAAGTGACGATTAATCGGAGACTAACATGACTCTAAAAGAGACAGTAATTGCTTTTCTAGCTACATTTGCAATGGCGCATTCTGGCTATGCTGCAGAAACAAAGGAACCCGAAAAAAAGAAGGAACCGGTGAAGACGCAGAAAGCGAAAGCACCGGAGCCAACAGCAACACCGGGTGTTCGCAAGATAGAAAAGAAACCTAAAGAAGATAAACCTGCAGAAGCAGGAGCCGAGAAACCAGCAAAGCCGCAGGTTAAACGACCTGAAGAGCTAAAGGCTGAGAAGGAAGCAAAGAAGTAAAAGAAAAGCCTGGGAAACCGGGCTTTTTTAATGTATTAGTCTGTATAGTTACTTCGTTTTTGTTGCCATCGATTTAAAGAATTGGCATTGGAGTGAGGTAGCGGGGAAGATCCTATTAATGTTTGTTCTGTATTATTAATTGTATTGTTTGATACTATTGGGGCCAACATTTGAGTTGCGCCTTTATCCATATTAAACATTTTTAGTTCTGTATTTCTATCGGATACCTCATTTAATACTTTACCTATATTTGTTTCTGTTTGCTTTGGCGCAAACGGATCAATTTTTGGACTTGTTTTTGGTTCAACATAATCATATTTTCTCAAAGATGCTTGTTCAATTTTCTTACGCTCGGATGCCCTCTTTTTAAGTTCATCTTCTCCCCCAAACGCTTTTAAATCTCTTTGTTTGCCTGGAGAATCTGGTTGATCTAATATATCTTGCGCTTGCTCCGGAGTTATATCTAACTTACTAAAGTCCGCATTTATATTTTTAAATGCTTTCTCTGCATCTTGACCTGCGCCTTGTTGTATTTTGTCGCCAAATCCTGTTTCATCCAAATATTCACTTACCTCATACGCTCCTAACATTAAACCACCTATACCGGTTGCGGCGCCAGCTACCCGGCCAGCCATTCCTAATCCGGGTGGCAGTTTAGGCAATTTAAACTTACCCCCACCGGAAGTAGGGGGCGTCTTACCACCTGGTCCAGGTGTCTTTGGCTGACCAGTCGGAGGAGCACCAGGAGGAGCACCTGGCCTAGTTTTTCCAGGGCCAGTTCTGTTTGGTCTATCTGGTAAATCTGGATCTAGATTCATAGGATTAAATGGATTAGTATTTCCAGAATTAAATATTTCCCCTAATCTTCTTGCAATTGCCTCTGCAAGTTTTTCGCGATCTTCCTGTTTTTCAGTTTCGCTATTTGGTTCAATTCCTTTAGGCAATTCTAATTTTTTATTTTCATCGTTTATAATTTTTTTAATAGATTGTGCTTCTTGCAGTAATTGTTTTTGCGAAGTATCATCTCTCATATCAATTAATACATCTACCATATCAGCTAACACCCTATTTTGGTCAGGTTCAGTTGACATAATATTTTCAGGAATACTTGCTTTTATATCTGTAGTATCTGTTGGTTTTATTTTTTTGATATCGGAAGGCAAACTAGTTTTGCCTGTGATATAATTTGCTTGTTCTTTAAAATACCCCGTAAATCCCGTAAAGATATCTTTAACGTCTGACGATAAAGTTCTTACTTGTTCCTCAACAACCGGTTTTTTTTCTTTTGTGGTATCTTTACTCACACCTGCTCGTTTTTCAAGCGCAATAGCAAGATCCAAAATAGAAAGATTAAGATTTTTAACATCTTCAGATGTTGTTCTCATTCTTTCAGACAATAATACAAAGGGACTTTTTTCCCCTTCAATTATATTTGATAATCGATCTAATGGATCTTGTATTGCGTTTTGCATTATACTGGTCTTCTAACGATTGGTTTAGTTGGAACTGATCCAAATCCATTATCAGCCGGTGCTGGAGCAGAATCGAATCCTCCACCGAATCCAGAAGATGCTACCGGAGCAGGAGTTGGTGATAAATTGAATCCACCGCTACCAAAAGAGCTAGGTAATTGTACTGGAGGTGCGCTGCTTAACTCTGGAGTAGGAACTCCTGTCGAAACATTAGATGCGCCCGCAACTTTTTCTTGTGTTCTGCCATATGCGGATACGCCGAGTACTGCACCCATAGCTACGTGAAATAAACCACCGCCTTGAAGTGTTATAGGTACCCATTGTCTAAATGCGTCATTCGCTGCTTGAACTTCCCAGAACTGCACTACAGTAAACATAATTGGGAATAACGCAAAATCGAATAGACAGCAAGTCATATACATCATTGCCATCATTGGACGCCATTTTTTCGTCATCCAATCTTCATCGGGTTTTTTCTTTTCTTTAACTTCTTCAGTCTTCTTTGACATATTAACTCCTTGCTTTTTTAGCTTTTATTTTTTCATTCTCTTCATTAATATAGTTCACCAATAACGATACATAAATTTCTCTTTCCCACGGCAACATATTTTCTATTTCCGTTAATGAGTATTTATGATGCTGCATCAACGAAAAATTTAATTGAAAATAGTTAATTAAATTTTCATGGGAAAGAGTTAGACGAAAAAATTTTGTAGTCCCTCTAATTCTACAACATTATGTTTATTACACTTTGGACAGTCTGTCTCAATATTCTGTACTATTTTTGGAATATTTCTAAAAAATTCTTCAAGTTTATCAAATTGCTTTTTAGTAAAAGAATTTATAAATGTTGATAATTCGTCTTTACTATATGACATAGCATCGAAATACTCATCCTTAGTAAATACGGCATCTATACAATTTGTAATTAATTCCACAACTTTGGTACTGTTTGAATTATTGTGTATATCCAATATTTCATCAAATTGTGGGTATCTTAAAATAACACCCAGGTCTTCCGTTAACATAACTTTTTTGTCTGCAATTACATCTTTGTTCACTTTTAAATTTGTAATATCCAACGTATAATCTATTTTATTACCACAATCGCAATTGATTACAATTTCAGATGTTTCACTAATAGATTTTGCTCGAATATTTAAAAATAGATATTCTATGTCAAAGTGTGCAAGTTTTTTAACATCTAATTTATTAAATGTACAAGCATCTACTAATTCCGTAACTATTCTCGCAATCTCAGAAGTATCTGCTTCAACGCTTGTTAACAAAACTTTATATTCTTTTACTAAAAATGGTCGGTATTTTACCTTTTTATTTGTAGATGGAAGAATCAATTCATATGTCGGTGTTTCTAATATAGGCAGTGCCATTATGTATCCTTATAAAAATAATTGCGAGACTAAATTACTGTCCGCCTCGTGTGCCACGATCAATGCCACCGACAACTCCGCCAGTAACACGATTTTGATTAATTGGGCTAATAGCTGGGTCTTTTAATTTTGGATCAAAATTAGTCTTAGCATTAATTCCGTTGTATGCTGGATGATCTGAAAACCAACGTCTATACGCAAATGTCATATTTAACTTATTTGCTTGATTTACTGCTCCTGCATTGAGATCAACTAAACTCATTGCTCTTGGGAAAGCGTCTTCTAAGTATATAGAATATTTTTCAGTGTCACGTTCATCTAATTGTGTGATTTTAATTTGAGACACATAGTCTACAGCATAGTTCACATTAAAAGAATTTGGATTTACTGTCTTAAACATCCATGCATCAAAAAATGCTTTAACATTCATTTCTCTATCTAAGTAGAATGTCATGTTAATTGCCTCGCCATTAAACTCTGACGAAACTGGACGTTGATATGCAGGACCATACAATCTTAAAGGCTTTGTGATGATAGACATCCCAGGTAAATTTGTTATATCGCAATATAAATTTACTAACCTACTTTCATTAGTAAAACTTAGAAGAGATTGCGGCGGCAATATCTGCACTTCAAATCTATTAGCTTTTGATATGCCCGATCTATTTACTTCTGTTAAAAAATTAGTTATATTAAAATTCGACATTTTGTTCCTTATTGTTGACTTCTATTAGCATCTTGCCACACCGCAGTTTTCTGGGCGCCAACAAATCTCTCAACGGGTAATTGGGAAGCCGTTATCCAATCTTGATAATTTATTTTATAAAATCTAGATTGAACATGGTCATTTAAATAATGCTTTACCGCAAATTTTGCAGGACTTAATCTTGATGTTGAATCTAATAATTTCCATGATAATTTGATGCGAGTGTCTTCATTTGTAGAATCTGCATATTGAGTCAATATATCTAAAATTTTAAAACGCATTAGATATGGCAAATAATGAAGGTTTATCCCATAGAAGCCACCTGGCACTTTTCTAAAGGGAAGAACTAGCGGTAATCTATCATAATAAGGCAATTCTTTCTTAAACTTAGGATCGTACATAAACAAATACATCTCGCCTGGCATAATTGACGTAACCATATTTGTTTCACGTAATACTTGACCCGTGGATGATCCCATCTTACCCAAGTTAAGAACTTGCTGGCGATACCATTGATATGACTTCTCTTGCCCGCCAGCATTTATTCGTATTGTTTCAAAGGGACTTTTCGTTGCCATTTAATTTTTTTATTCCTAGGTCTTTTTCTGTTAAAATAACAAACTTCATATTACGATCTTTGCAAAATTCAAATGCCGCTTTCCATTTAGCATCATTTACACCATACTGAAAAACTTCATCTATAAATCGTTTAGTTTTATTTTTAGGTATCTCGGGAGGTTTCGTAAACTTCTCGGGTTTAATTTCAATTAGGTATTTTTCGACTTTATTTGCGTTAGTTTTAACTTTAATATAGAAATCTACAAAATATCGATGTACTTTGTTATCAATCGGTGAAATATAAGGTACAATAACCGTTTCAGACCCCCATTCCACAACTGATGCGTTTGTATCACACCATTTCATGAATTTTAATTCCCATAGAGAGCGATACACTATATTCGAGATATCTCCCTTATATTTTGCAGCATTCACAACTCTAAACCGGCCCTTATAGGTTTTGGTGTACATAACTCATATAAATAATTAATAACTATAATATTTATAGGAAACAAATGGTGGATACTAGAACATATAGCGATGCAAGAGCCTCCGAATATAACAACGAAAATGCGTTCGGCACAAGATTACGAGCGGATGGATACAATATAGGTACCTACAGCTATCCCGAAGGCATAGGAGTTAATGCAGATTTGCAACACTATGTCACATTTTTTATAAATGTTAGAGGAAAATCTAAATTTAAATCTCCATCTGATGTAAACACAAATGCTACCCCTTCAACTGTTGCTGGTACTAGTATTAGAAACGGAATAGATAATTCTAGTTTAGGTGTACGAGCAACGTATGGTGGCGCTGTTGCATTAGGTGTAGGGGTAATAGCACAAACTGCAGCCGGTGCTTTACTGGGAGGCGCAATAAATAATTCAAAAACTCCTGTTGGAACATTTGGAGAAGAAATAGGGAAGGCACTCGGTAAAACTGCTGTTAAAGGTCTTTTATACACTGCGGCAGGAGTTGCTGCAGATCAAGCAATGCAAAATACAAAAGTTCTAGAATCCGATAAGACTGCAAGATTAAGAGATGTGATTACTCTACATATGCAAGAACGTCCTTCAGTTTCTTATGGTATTAACTATCAAGATAGGGATATGGGTCTTCTTGGGGGATTTCTAGGGGCAGATTCTTCCGCATCTGATACTATAGATTCAACTAGCAGAACAGGTGGACTAATGGCTTCTGCGGCATTGCAACTAGCAAAATTACCCTCTATATTACCAGGATTAGGGAATCCGGCAGATATTATACAATTGGGCGCGAAAGTTAAAACTAATCCTTTTAGAGAAGTATTTTTTGAAGGTATAGACTATAGAAAATTTAACTTTAGATATAGGTTTATGCCTAAATCGGAAAAAGAAGTTAGAGCAGTATATAACATAATTGATAAATTTAAACTGCATATGCACCCTGAAATTGCTGCAGGCGGTGCATTTTTTGTATATCCTTCCGAGTTTGAAATCGCGTATTATTATAACAATAAAGAAAATGGATATTTTAATAAAATTGCAACTTGCGCATTGACTGATATGGCAGTTGAGTATGGCGGAGAGCAATTTTCATCTTTTGCAAACGGAGCACCTACAGAAATTAATTTAGTGCTAAGCTTCCGAGAGTTGGAACTAATTACAAAAGAATCTATAAAGAACCGAGGATACTAAATGTTTTTTGAGAAATTTCCTCTTTTATTTTATACATTAGATGACGGTAAAACCGTACAAACTGTACCTGATATTTTGCGTAGAGCAGTTTTATCTGAAGAGTTAAAAAAGAACGGTACATACTTTGACCAATATGATATAAAAGATGGCGAAACACCTGAAATCGTTGCAGATTATTGGTATGGGGATTCAAATTTACATTGGCTAATACTTATTGCTAATGATATTATAGATCCTAGATTTGATTGGCCGTTAGACTACAATAATCTTATTAAATATTGCGAAGGAAAATATGGGGACGAAAATGTGTTTGCATTACATCACTATGTAAATGCCCAAGATTATATTGTCAATGGTTATCGAGCTATGACATCTAGATCAACATTTTCAAATCCTTCATCTCTTGTCCTGCAAGCAACCAGCGGATATGCACCTGTCAATTTTGTTTATCAAAATTTCCCAGTAGGTACGATATTTCCAGTTTCTAATTTTATGTATGAAAATGCTTTGAACGAGAAAAAGAGACGCATTAATGTTTTAAAACCATCTATTGTTTCATCTGTAGAAACAGCATTTACTTCAGCTATACGACAATGAGTATTTCTACACAATCAACTCTGCAAGGTCCAGGCGAAGTAAATATAGAACAACTGTTTTTAGTTACATCTAAGGGAGTTGTATCTTTATTCGATTATCTTGTAGAGTTGAATATCTATGAGAGCATTTTTAACAACGTTGTATCTGGAGATATACTAATATCTGACAGTAGAAACTTAATAAAAGAGTTTTCTATTATAGGCGAAGAATATTTAATTGTTAAAGTTGCTACTCCTGGATTGGGTAATACAATCTACAAAACTTTTAAAGTAACATCGGTCGAAGATCGTATGTTAGTTAGAGATCAAAATACTCAAATTTATAAACTAAGATTTATATCTCAAGAAGCATTGGTTGATTCTCTTAGTCCAATTTTTAATGCGTTTGAAGGATCTATTGATACGATTGTTAATAAAATTTTCAATGACAATTTAAAGATTAATAGAAATTTTGTTTATGATGATGCGTATTCTAGACTTCAACCTGGCAACGATACTACACCTCTTGTTATTTTTTCAGATGCAGCAAACAAAGTAAAATTTGTAAGTCCGGGATGGACTCCTTTTCAATGTTTAAACTGGTTGGCAAAGAAAACAATTCCAAAAACAGGAAAAGCTTGTAATTTTTTATTCTGGGAATCTAATAGATCATTTTACTTCGGGGCATTGGAAAATATATTTGAATCTGCATCATCAATAGGTACTTACGAATATAAAGCAACCGGTGTTTTAAATTCTTCAGATGATATAGATGAAAAGATGTCACTTATACAGTCTGTTACCATACTAAACGGATTAGACCACATGGAAAATTTAGAAAATGGATATTTTGCAAGTAAGTTAATATCTTTGGATGTAATTAAGAAGCAACAAGCAATTACTGATTACGATCACGTCTCAAGGTTTTCATCGTATAAACACTTAACGAAAACTAATACAAGACCATTATTTGATGCAAAAAATGTTATTAGAAATTTAAACAGTCACATTCGAGTATATCCTACATCAACAGGGGTGCATACTGGGGTTGATAAAAATTATAATGAGCAGATGGGTGACATATACGGAAATAGATTATCAAATTTAATTGAGTTAAATTCGTTAAAACTTAATATTTCAATACATGGCAGAACAGATATAGAAGCCGGTCGTGTAATTGATATTAAATTTCCAGATATGTCTCCGGTAGACGAATCAGATATAGTAGCACAACATATAGATTCAAACTATTCTGGAAGATATTTGATAACGTCCATACACCATAAAATTAATTATGTCAAACACATGATATCAATGGAAATTGTAAGAGATTCTATTTCGGAAAATACAACAGGTGTAGTGAATACAGCAGGATAACATAACATGAACACATTTTACGGAACACAAAATTTTAGCTGGTGGGTTGGGGTAGTTGAAGATAGAAAAGACCCTGAAAAATTGGGTAGATGCAAGGTTAGAATATTTGGATATCATCCTGACGATGTAGAGTTATTGCCTACAAAGGATTTACCATGGGCGATTCCAATGACACCCATTACTTCAGCAAGTACATCAGGTGTGGGAATAACTCCAACGGGACCGGTTGAAGGCACTTGGGTAATTGGTTGGTTTTTAGATGGGGAAGAAAAACAACAACCTATTATGATAGGAACCTTTACAGGAAAACCTGAAAAAGATTCGACTATCGCAAAAGTATTAGCAAATGAAGAAGTTAAAGCAGGTAATGTTTTAACAACTTCAACTGGAATAGTAGTAAATGATGATTACGGCAACCCAATTAAATTAGGAAGTACCACGGAATCAACTTTGCCAAGAGATTCAGATATTCCAGCAGTGTTACCTCATCCCTCAAATGCAACACAGGTTCCTTCAGGTCCCTTAAACGATCCGACGTTTTCCGCAAAAAAAGCATTTAGTGATCCAAACAAAGTATATCCTAAGATTGATTATGCCGGATTACCTGATACTAATAAATTAGCAACAGAGGATAAATCGCATAAGTATTTTAAAACAAAGAATTATCACAGAAAAACAGATATACCAACTGCCTCGGCAGGTATCAACTGGAGCGAACCCGATCCTCCATATAATGCACTATATCCATATAATCAAGTAATTGAAACTGAAGCAGGCCATGTAATAGAATTGGACTCTAGTCCAAATGCTGAAAGAATACACATATATCATAAATCCGGCGCCTACATTGAGGTAGATATAAACGGCACAATGGTTAAAAAGGTAATAGGCGACAATTACGAAATAAACGATCAAAACGGGTATGTTTATGTAAAAGGCGCATACAGTTTAACTGTGGGCGGTGCGACAAAAGTTCTTTTACAAAACGATGCAGATATAGAAGTTAATGGGAATGTAAATGTAACTGGACACGGATCAACGTTAGTTCAATCTGCAAAAACAGTGCAGGTTGTTGCTGAAGATATAAAAGTTTCAGGCAAGTCTAGTTTAGAAATAGTAAGCGACGGTCCTGTAAATATTCAAGGTAGTAGTATTACTATGAATGCTAAGAGTGGGTCTTTTGTTGCTAAAGCTAGTAAAGATGTGGCACTGCAATCTGGTTCATCATCTAAAGCAAGTATTAAAGGTGGTTTAGAATTACTATTAGATGCTGCCACAGTTAAAACGAAAATGGGGGCAATCTCTATTGCTGCTACAAAATTAACAGCTTATCCTCCACCCGAATCAAAAGTTGTTATTGGCGGTACAAATAAGTCTAAACTAACAAGACCAGATGCTCCAGAAAGTATTTTCCTGGGAGACGGATTGGAAAGCGAAGCTGCTGATTTGGCACAAAAGCGATTACAATCTGGGGAAGTTACTTCTTCTATTAACTCATTATCAGGATCCCAGGTAGATACAGCACAAGGAAGCCCTGTTAAAGGCACACCTGTTGATTCCTCAGAATTTGACAAATATGACGAATTACCAGGAACTTTAAAATTATCAAAATATTTTTACCTAAAAGATGTATCTACAAATACATCTGCTACATCTGCTGGAGTTCGGCCGCAAAATGGGTTAACAAGCGCACAAATTGTAAGTAATTTAAAATACTTAGCAGTAAATGCGTTGGATCCAATTAAAGACAAATATCCAGATATGGTAATTACCAGCGGATTCAGAGCGGGCAATTCTAAATCAGATCATAATTATGGTCAAGCAGTAGATTTACAATTTAGGGGACATTCATATTCTGATTATTATGAGATTGCAGAATGGATAAAGAATAATACTCCGTATAAACAAGTATTATTAGAATATGCATCTAGACCATCTGGAACTATTGCATGGATTCATCTAGCATCTGCACAAAATGGGTCAAAATCTCAAATGCCTTTTGGAACTTTAGCAAATCACAGCACTGCTTCACCGGGCCGGCCAAATGCATTTGTTAAATTGCTGTAATAAATAAAGATGTTATTTATTATTTCCTTCATCTAGCAACAAAATATAATAAATATAAAAATGGATACTACATACAGAAACGTAAGACGCTACACAGATATCAATCTGATGTTCTCCCCTCACCCATATACTAAGGATATACTTACTAGAAAAAATGTGGATGCGGTGAAGGCGTCTATACAAAATCTTATATTGACTAAAAATTATGAAAGACCATTTCACCCTGAAATTGGATGCCAAGTATCATCTTTGATGTTTGAAAATAACGGGCCGTCTACATTAGTTGCTATCGAAAGATCTGTTAGAAATGTGATAGAAAAGTTTGAACCAAGGGCAAATATAATAGATGTACGAATTGATGATAGAACAGATGCTAACGCAATAGATATAGAAGTAATATTTGTGCTTAATAATGTAGCTTTGCCGGTAACAGTAACAACAACAATTAATAGAGTAAGATAATGGCAAATTTAAGAATAGCGGAATTAGATTTTGATACTATAAAATCTAATCTAAAAGATTACCTTAAAAATTATACAGATGACGATGGTTCGCCATATTTTACCGACTTTGATTTTGAGGGATCTGGTATATCAATTCTACTAGATATGCTGTCATATAATACTCATTACAATGCTTATCTTGCAAGTATGGTTATTAATGATATGTTCTTAGATTCTGCGGTAAAGCGTAGTTCTGCAGTTTCACTTGCTAAACATTTAGGATATACTCCAGTATCTGCTAGAGGAGCTCGTGCAGATGTAACCTTTAGCGTCTCAGGGTTTACAACTCTTCCTAATTTCTTAACATTAGAAAAATATACGCCCTTCACTACGACAATTAATGATACAAACTTAACATTTGTTAACTTAGAAGCGAAAACAATACAGCCGGTTAGCGGTGTTTACACCTTCAGTGATATTCAGTTAGTAGAAGGTATACCACTACAATATAACTTTGTAGCTGACACTCCAGGCCCAGCTGAAAAATATGTAATTCCAAATGAAAATTTAGATACATCTACCTTGTATGTTGTAGTGCAAAATTCTACAACAGATACGACACAAACAGTATACAGATTAGCCGAAGATACTTTAGATTTAGACGGAGAGTCAACAGTATTCTTCCTTGAAGAAAATTCAATGGGTATGTATCAAATTTATTTTGGAGATGGCGTTTTAGGTAAAAAATTATCTAGAAATAATTTAATCATTATAAATTACTTAATTACCAATGGTGAGATTGGTAATGTTGCAGGTACCTTATCCCAACAATTTAGTTGCGGTGCAACTATCGGCGGCGGAACTGTGCCCGGCACAATAGTGGCTAATTCTAATTCTAGAGGCGGGCTTGCCAAAGAAGATATAAACAGTATAAAATTTAGAGCTCCTAAATTTGCATCTTCATCTAATAGAGCAGTTAGCAGCGCAGATTACAAAGCACTAATTGAAAAGAATTATCCGCTAATTCAATCAGTATCTGTTTGGGGAGGTGAAGAAAACGATCCTCCTAAATACGGCAAGGTTATGATTTCGTTAAACCCATATGATGGATATGAAATTACAGAAAGCACAAAAAATGACATTAAGACAGTGGTGCTTCAAAATAAATCAGTGATGTCTATAATGCCTGAGTTTGTTGTGCCTGATTATTTCTATATAAATTTATCGATAAATGTAAAATATCAGAGCACAAAAACTGCATTAACATCTTCAAATATACAAAACTTAGTTATTTCAGAAGTTCAAAATTACTTTAGTACGTATTTACAACAATTTGATAACGATTTTGTGTTCTCAAAATTGTCAAAAAATATCGACGACATCGGAGATTATATTGTCGGTAATTTAATGACAGTAAAATTGCAGAAAAGAATTAAACCAATTTTAAATAGCTTATTAAATATTTACCTAAACGATGACGCTATAATGTTTAAAAACGGCATAGTTCCTGGAAGTGTATCTTCAACCAATTTTATAATATACAAAACCAACAGCCCTCTATTAGTTTCAATAAGAGATATTCCTAACGATTCCGTCCCTAACAATAAAGGGAAAGGCACATTAAGAATAATTAACGCACAAACGAATGCTTTAGTTGAAGATTCTTACGGTACTGTTGATTATGGCACAGGCGAAATTGCAATTAATAATTTAAATTTTATTGGGTACCCCGAAGACGTAAAAGATATTAGAATTACCGCAACTGTTCAAGATGAATATCTTGATGTGACTGTTAGTAAAAATCAAATTATTTTATTAGACGATAGTACTTTGAGTGTTGCATCAAATAGATTTTCAGGGCTTACAGTTAATGTAATTGCAGTATGAGCAGAATAAGAGAAAAATTATCTAGAATTTTTGAATCTCAACTGCCCGAATTTATTCGAGCAGGGGAGTTAAATACTCAAATTATTCGCCAAGTAACTACAACAGCATCTTCAAAAAAAGTTACTGTCAATGATACCACGGATATTATAGCAGGCGACAAATTACAACATCCTGCTATCACAAATACTGTTTATGTTGTAAAGATTTTATCAAGTACCCAGCTTGAAGTAAGTACTGCAGTTTTAGTATCGCTATCAAATCAAACCGTAAAATTTCTTAGAGCAGATAGTACATCTACATTTGTTAAATTTATAGAAGCATATTATAAATTTTTAGAGCAGGACAAATATCCTCAAGAAATTTTACAAAACTCAAAACAATATGGTGATAGTGAAACCACCATCGATGAGTTAATTGAGTCTTTCTTTAAAAGCTACGGAAACGATATACCTAGAAATATTGTTACGGATAAAAGATCTTTTATACGTCATTTTAGAGACATATACAAAACAAAAGGCACAGAAGAAGCATACAAATTGCTTTTCCGTATAATGTTTAATTCTTCTGCGGAATTTTTCTATCCCGATACAGTTATATTAAAAACTTCTGACGGACAATGGAAAAGTGATTACACTATAAAGGTGATACCTACATCATTCAGCGATAATCCTTTTAATTTTATAAACACCAAAATAACAGGTAAAAAATCTGGTGCAACTGCGGTTGTTAACAATGTATTAAAATTTGTAGATAACAATATTGAAGTATATGAGTTATATTTGGAAAATATCCAAGGTAATTTTATTCAAGAAAATATAACAGCTACGAAAAAATTAACTGCAAATACTAGTTTATCTGTTTCCGCAGAAATAGATTTGCAGTTAATTAAGATTGACGTTATAGATGGCGCTGCAGGATATCGAGCGGATACATTAATTAACGCATACGGTGGATCTGTTTTACGAATAAAAGATGTTGATACTACCGGCAAAATAAAAAATGTAAGGATTGTAAATTCCAGTTTATATGGGGCAACCAGTTCTTCAGTTGTTTCTGCAAACGGTGTAATTGCGCCAATTTTTACCCCTGCCCCTACTTTAAGTTTAACAGGAAATGTTATTCTACTTAGTAACATAGGGCAATATGTTTCAAATGTAGCACATGGATTAACAAAAGGAAATTATGCAAATATTTCTTTTGCTGCTTATCCCGGAGTACCCCAACAGCAAATAACGGTATCTTCAGTATTGGATAGTAAGAGATTTATTTTTAATTACTATCTATCAAATATTGCATCAAATGTAAGGACAGAATTAGTATCTACTTTAAGTTATACGCAACCTGCAGTATTATTTGCAAATGTTGATGTTTTAAAAAGGTCTGAAGGATATTGGGTAAACAGTCAAGGAAAATTATCAGAACTAAACTACATTCAAGGGCCTGCAGTTAATAGTGAAGATAGAACAAAGATATTATACCAACCATATTCATATGTGGTAAAGAGTGATATATCCATAACAGATTGGAAACCTGCAACAAATGATCTTATACATCCTGCAGGAATGGCAGTATTTGGTGAGATTGATATTAATAGAGATATATCGGCCAATGCCGAAGCAAACATACAGGCGGAGGTATGGGACTATTATGGGTTAACTGCAGATTCCAATTTAGCAATTTTCAACGCATCGTCTTCTAGATATACGAATAGCAGGGTTGCAAATCTGTCACTAACTACAGATCAGGTCTTTGTAATATTTGGTTATCTGTAATAAATAATAAAATAAATGGGAAATATTAATGGCACAGATTGTTACAAACAATTTTAGCATTCAAAATGCGTCAAACTTTATAAGTAGTTATCAAAATAATTACTATTTGGTTATAGGTCGTCCTCAACAATGGCTAACCGAACCAACCGCACCTTCACCTGTAAATTTAACAAATCAAGATTTTGTATATTGGGCAGATGCGATTGCTGCAAAAAGAATTGTATTATCTAGTATAAAACAAGTAATCAAGAGGACTGATTATGCTTCTGGCGTAGTTTATACTCAATATGATCATACTCAAGCAAATCTTTATTCGACTAATTTCTGTGTTTTAACATTGCCCGAATATAACGTATACAAGTGTATATCCAATAACTTTGGCTCTATATCCACAGCAAAACCTTCCGGCAAATCAACATCCATAGTACAAACAGCCGATGGATACAGATGGAAATACATGTATTCTTTAACGGATGCAGATTTGTTAAAGTTTTTAACCACTAATTACATGGCAATAAATGTAAATGATGATGTGGTTAGTACTGCAGTGCCAGGTACAATTGATAGTATCGTAATTACAAATCAAGGTGTCGGGTATGCTTCTAATGTGACTTCGAATATTTTTGGAACAGGTGCGCAAGCTATTGTGTCAAACATATCCATAAATAGTTCAGGTAGTTTAACAAGTATGACTATTAACCCAGCATACACTGGAAGAAATTATACTTTTGCAAATGTTTCGATTGATAGAAATGGGTCAAATGGTGTAAATGCTGCGGCCTATGCGGTTATAAGTCCCGTAAACGGACATGGATCTGACCCATTATATGAGTTAGGCGCAAAATATGTCATGATAAATAGTAGATTGGATTATGCAGAAGGTGGCGGTGATTTTCCAGTTGTTAATGATTACAGAAGAATTGCAATAGTTAAAGACCCCGTATCAAATACAACCGGCAATATTGCTACAGAAATAACATTAGACTGCACCAGCACTTTAATTTTAGCAAATGCATCTAGTAATTTTACTCTAGACGAAATTATAATAGGCAACACAACTAACGCTAATGCATTAGTTGTAAGTTCAAATATTATTGGTGATAATACATATATTAGATATATTGCCCCTGAAAATTTAAAATTTGGAAATCTTATATTTTCAGTAGGTGAAAGTATATCAGGCAATACTTCATTAACAACAGCTCAGATTATAGGTAAGTCATCCCCCGAAGTGGTGTTGAATACTGGCAAATTTTTATATGTTGAAAATCGTAGTAAAATAACAAGACAATCTGATCAAGCAGAGAATATTCACATAGTTATAGAATTTTAATTCTAGGAATAAAAAAATGAGTGTAAATTTAACATCCAGCCCTTATTATGACGATTTTGACAGTACAAAGAATTTTTATAGGATTCTTTTTAAGCCGGGCGTACCTGTTCAGTCTAGAGAATTAACGCAAATTCAATCTATCATACAGAATCAAATTAAATCTTTTGCCAGTCACATTTTTGTAGATGGTACCAGAGCATCAAAAGAAGATCCGAGTGCAATAACAATAACAAATGTTAAACATAAATCACTTAAATTAACAGGGTTGAACATTGCAAATATTACTGATTATTTGGGGAAATACGTAACAGGTGCAACATCAAACACTTATGGAAAAGTTGAATTTACTTTTAATGCCGATAGTCCCACGATAGGTGATCCGCCTACTGTGGTATTTAGACCACTAAAAGGAACCGGTGAATTTTTATCAGGGGAAACTTTATATTTTTATTCTAATATAGATTCTGCCGAAGTAAAATCTAACATTTTTGTTGGCACAGAAACATTAGTTTCGGATTTATTTATTTCAACTACCGGAACAATAGATGAATATTCGGAAACAATTACTGGATTAGTTACATCTGCCTCGATAAAAGTAGGAGATGAATTATTTGCAGTTAACGGAGATGTTACACCGTCTTTGTATGTAATTGAAGTTGTATCCGCAACAAGTATACGATTAAATGAAAATATTGGAATAACCGATACCAATGCTAATTTACAATTTGTAAGAAGAGCATCTAGTACTACTGGCGTATTACACGCATCTGCAGGTATTTACTATAAAAATGGATTCTTTATAAATGTAGCGGAACAATCAATTGTTCCTCAAAAATATACGCCATATGCGGATAAAAAATCTGTGATCTATAGGTACGATGAATCTACTGTAACTTATAATGATGATTCAAGTTTATTAGATCCTGCGTTTGGTAGTTCAAACTATCTTGCGCCTGGCGCGGATAGATTAAAAATTACCTTAACATTATT